CGCTTTCTGGGACTACTTTGCTAAAACTTGTATTTGGGTTATCGCGCCTCAAGTTGCCAATCGTGTATGGGTATTTTTGGACAGAGCCGTTTGTAATTAAAGCGTACATATATTTTACCTATTCTATTTCCATGCTGAAACTTGTTGACGCTCTAGCGCGTCTACCGTCTGCTTGTGTTGCATTGTTTGTCCAACTTGCAAAAGATAATGTTGAAGTACTTGTATGGTCTACTTTTAAAACGCCAAGCTGACATCTGTTTGAAATTCCAGTAACACCATAGTTGTTAATATTATAAAACTCATCATAAGAATCGGTGGTTGAATAAGATACGTCACCCGCTGTTCCTCCGCTAGATGACGCTCCTATTGCGAACGCACCAAACGGAGCGCCAGAGCCGCTTAGACTTCCAAATGACATTGGAACATCACCGTTAAAACCGCTTTGTTGAGTGCTTGCAAGCAATGGGGTTTCACTTGCATTTCTATAAACACCACACCACGCTAAAGTGCCATGAAGATTTGTGTAAGTTGTAGGTATTGGAAAAGATATATTAGAAGATGTGCTTGCTGTTGCAATCGTATAAAAAGCAGTCAATGATATTTCGAAAGTCTCATTTTGAAATACATTACGAATATTTGTATAACCGGATTGATTTGGCGTGCTTGGCATTTGAGAAGACGGCGCACTCGTTGACGATGTGCAAGCAGCAAAAATTATTAAATCACCGACTTCAAATGATGGAATATTAACATTAATAGACGACGGCTGCTCTGGGGTGGTTTGAGTAGTAGAGCCAATAAGCTCTAGCGAAGTGTTACCTTTGCTTCCAGATGCAGAAATTAGTTTAGTTGCTGTACTCATTAGCCCATCGCCTGTCCGGCAGTAAAGCCGTAGTAATTAGTGCCACCGTCATAAGTGACGAAAACAAAAACATCTACTCCGCCAGAGGTGGCAGTCAATGTTGGCGCAGTAGCAGCCGCCCAATCTACACTTGAAGGCCAAGTTATGGTTCTAGCTGTCGTGTCTTGCGTGACTTTTAGAGTAAACGCGCTGACTTTTCCCGATGCCGCAGGATTAGAAAAAGTATAAGTAACATTCTCTGTCAGTGTATGAGTGAAATTGTCACCATCTGTTAGATTAAGAGTTGCTGCGTTAGAGCTTGATGTGATTGCTGTTGATTCTTCAATCTTGCCGTTATCAAAAGTCACCACGCCGTTAGCGTCTGCTGTTACTGCCTTCGCTGCCTCAGTAGCTCCAAGAGTTGTTATATCTAAATAGTTCAACTCCGCAGTTGTGGCAGTAATCCCATCAAGTGTATTTATTTCCGCAGCAGTTGCGGTCAGGTCAGAAATTTGGCTAACCGTGACTGACGTCGCTGTAGGCGCTACAGCAGCCCAAGAAGAGCCTGTGTAAACCTTCATCGCATCTGACGTAGTGTTGAAATATAACGCACCCGTTAAAAGAGCGTTGCCGTCATTGTCTAAGGTAGGGTCAGACGCTTTGTCGCCAAGGTAACGGTCATCAAAGTTATCATAGGTAGTTGCTGCTGCTGCGGCTGAGCTAGCTGCTGCTGTCTCTGAGTTACCTGCGTTAGTCTCTGATGTTGCGGCGTTGCTTGCCGATGTAGAGGCGTTACTAGCTGATGTGGCTGCTGCTGCGGCTGAGTCTGCTGCTGAAGTGGCTGATCCTAAAATAGAATCTGTGTAGGCTTTAGTCGTAGCGTCTGCTGCGTCTGTTGGAGTACCAAGACCTGTAATCTTGTTTGTCCCCATTGCGATAGCGCCGGACATCGTACCACCCGAAAGTGGGAGTCCCGTGCTGTCTGCTGCATCAACGTAGGCTTTAGTTGCTACGTCTTGCGCGAGGGTAGGATCAGCAACGCTAACAATCTTATTAGCACCTAACGACAACTGACCTGTCATTGTTCCACCCGCTAACGGTAGCTTGCCCGCGAGGGAGTTAGTGACTGTAGTGTGGAAAGAGGCATCATCGTTTAGTGCAGCAGCTAGTTCGTTTAGCGTGTCTAGTGCAGCAGGTGCGCCGTCAATGACAGCCGCGATAGAGGTGTCTACATAAGTCTTGGTAGCAGCGTCAGAACCTGCAACAGGCTCGGCTACGTCAGTAAGGCGTGTGTTTGTGAAATCTACAGTGCCGTTAACGACTAGGTTGTTAACTGTAGATGTACCCGTAGAAGCGGTGACATTGCCTGTCAGGTCGCCTGTGACGTTACCAACTACGTTCCCTGTGACGTTACCTGTGACGTTACCTACTACATTGCCCGTCAGACCTCCAACGAAGCCCGTGGTGGCCGTTACTGTCGTACCCTTTACCGTTGATGGGGTAGTCGCACCAATGGGCGTAGAATTGATTGTGCCGCCTGTGACGACTGCGTTGCTAGACGCGAATGTACCGTTGGCTGTAAGCGTACCTGTAACGGTAGCTGTAGCAGTGGTGACAGTAGAGGGGTTAGTGCCAAGTTCTACAATCTGAGTAGAGTTATTCTCTGTGAAGAGGCGCTTGTCTGTTACGTTAACAGCTAACTCACCCTTAACTAAGTCAGCCGTTGTTGGTACGGCAGAAGCAGTGGAGCTGTTTTTGGTTATAATTACGGTCATCTACTTTGCCTTTTGATTAGTGATTTACCACTTAACTTTGTCTGCCCAGTAAGCAGCAGAGCATTTACCTTTAGCTATGTTCTTAGCGTGTCTTGCTTTAAAGGACTTTTGTCTGTTTTTGTCTTTTGTTGTGGTGGGTTTGCTACCTGCACCACTAACGCCTTGTTGTCCAAAGCGTATAGTTTTAATTGCACCGTCATCGCACTTAGCTAACACTACATGGCTTTTAGTAGGGTGGTTAGGTGTCTTTTTAGGCTTATTATACCCACTAACACCTAGCTTGGTCATTCTTGGGTCTTTTTTACTCATAAAGAAAAGGAGAGACAGCACCGCATCGCAGAACTGCCTCCCCACTCCTATCTACGCATTTACGTTCAAGATGAAACCGCTGTCAGGACGTAGTGTCTTAACACCGTACAACTGGTCAGCAGTATACAGGTTAGCAAGGAACTCTTGCTTGTACTGTGTCTGTGAACGAACACCCATTTGCTCTGCTAACACGAACGTGTCTTTATGGATAAGCAGTGCAGCTTTGAGGTCATTAGCGTTAGCTGTGTTATCAGCACCTGCTTCAGAAACAGCACAGTTGGTAGAAACAAATACGTCAATACCGTACAAGTTACCAATTTTGCCATTCTGTACAGGCTGTCCGCTAACAAAGTCAGAAGACACATAACGGTCGATACCCATGATTGCATTACGCAATGAAGGCGGGATCACAAACGCACGATTATCAAAAGGTACGTCAGCATCGTCCATCTTCTGAATCAAAGCACGGAAACACGCATCAGTAAATACATCAGTAGCCGTTACAGTGTCTTCAGCAAAAGCAGTCAGACCAGTACTAGCGTCACAGTAGAACGAAGCAGTGTTTACGTATGAGTCTTGAGCGTTACCGAGGTCTTTAGCAAGACCGTGTAGATCGCCGTCAACCTGCTTAGCAAGAGCATAACCTGCGTCAGAAGTGTAAAACTGACGGAGACTAGATAGTGCCTGTGTTTCAGTAATGTCTTCGATCAAGCGTGAATATTCAAAATGCTTGTCGATAAGTACAGGTACATTACCTTCTGTGTTGCCTTGGATGCTGACAGCAGTGCCAGAAGCCTTAGCTGTTGCAGTACCACGAACAGGTGCAGGGATATTGATAGTATCGCCTTTCTTGCCTTGCATACCCATCTTCTTGACAAGGTTAGCGAGGACAAGGCTGTTCTCATATGCAGCGCGTACTTCGTCACTCCAGATTTCTGGAATAAAGGTTGCTGCCTTAGCGTTGTTTACTGCACCGCCTTGAGCGGGATATACTGAACTAGTCATCTTATTTCTTCCTTAAAGTTATTTAATCATTTTACGCGCCCCTCCTGATAAGCCAACATTATCTCATCCGACAACGCAGCGTACCTGTTAGGATCGTTTTTCATTAGTTTAATAATGTCTGCACGACGAAAGATTTTCCTACTATTAGTTGGTGAACCTGAAGCACCACCAGTAGATGCACTCTTAATTGAGGCTTTCCTGCTGTTCTTCTCAGCACCAACCGTCTGACTTATTAGAGCCTTACGATCTTTCCACAGACTGAATATCTCATCAGCTGCTTCATAATCAAAGTTTCTATCAGCTTGCTGCAATAGCTTTGTTCTAAATTGACTCTCACCTACCCAGTTAACAAACTGTTGGTCACCAAGTACTTCAGCCATGTCAGGATGTTTATCCTTAAGCATCGCCTGTGCGCTTGACTTCTTCATGTCTACGGAAGCCTTTTGAGCCTCTCTGACAGCAGGATGATTATCTATTGCTCGCTGTACTGCCTTCTCAGGGTCAGAAAAGTAATCAATCTCTTCTTCTACAGTTTCTTCTTTCTTTGTGGATTGTGACAATACAAATTCATCGACAACCTTGCGTAGCTCCCCTACCTCTCCACTTTGACGACCAAGCATACGCTCAGCCTCTTGGTGCATCTGCACAAGCTCCGCAGCACTTTTGTTGCGATACTTGTCTGGTACGGTGTCTTCAACGGTGGTTTGCTCTTCCGAGTCCACTGTGTCAAACTGGTCATCGTCGTCTTCTTGTCGTCCTACTTCTAACTCGTCTATCAGTGTAGCCATTATTAAAACTCCGTGATAAATATCATTATGGAGATTGATGGACTTGTAAGGCTCTTACGAGTTGTCCTCACGTCTTTCGCGCTTAATCTGGTCTTGTCTGTTCTTAGCCCACTTCATAGTCGCTCCGGGCCAATGACCGGATAACGGGTCTAAAGTACACTGAACAGCACTGACCATCCTAGACGCTGTTTTATCGCAGGTTGAACACTCTGTTTCCCTTTCCTCTTCGTCAATAAAGCGCTCTGTGACGTGTTGGTCTGGGCAGATGAATTCAAAGATACGTCTAGTCATCCTGCGATTCCTCTTTCAGGACATCTAAGGCTGAATCCACCGTATGTGGCAAGTTCAGTAGTAGATTTGCTATATTCAGCTGTCCCTTCTTGTAATAAAGGTCTTCAACACTCTTTACAGCGTCTATCCCCTCTATTGCATCTGCTAGTATGCTAAATTCTTTCTGTACGTTCTTCCAACCTTCTGTAAGCAGCATATCTTGTATCTGCTCGTAATGTAGTATATCGTCTTGATTCATATTGTTTACCCTCATTAGGACAATAATAGTTGACAAATCATTTAGTATGTGATATAGCGCCGGACTATACCACACATTTGTCTAAATGTCAAGTCTTTTTTGCACTTTCTTTCTTAGGGGTCTTAGCCGCCTCTTCTAGGGCTGTAATGCGCTTATTCATACGCTCATAGGCTTTATTGACCTGTGCTACTACATCTTCTAAGTCTTTATTGCTGACCATTTTTCATATTCTCCTTCGCTACTTCCAAACCTAGCTTCTTCTCATCAAGAGCCAAACCTGCTATTCTCATGCGCTTTTCAAAGTCTTTATCGTCATCAGTAGCTGATACACTAGACGCTACAGCCTTAATACGGTCTGTTTCAAGCTCTACAGGTATGCCTCTACCCTCAAGTTCAATCTTCTTCGCTCTAGCGTTAGACTCTGCTGCCTGAGCGTTTAGAGCCGATGTCTGACTATTCTTAAAGGCTCTGTCTTCCTCTGCAATAGCCTGCTGCATCTTCTGCTGCTCTGGGTCAGGCTGCTGCGCTTTAACCATAGTCTCAATCAAGTCTTCACGGTTAGTAATGTTCATGTTATCAATAACTGATTGCATGATGATTGGATATACAGGACTATCCTGAGGCATAGTCTGTAACAGCTGTACCAACTGGGCTACTTCGTATTCACGAGCAACAATACCCAGTGTACTTGTAGCAACAAACTTATAGTCGTTTACAGGGAACAATTCAGGCTCAAACTGCATATACCTGTAGGCTGCCTTTTCAACAAATGGCAACAGGAACGACTCTTGGAAGTTAACAAGTGTACGTTTCTGACGTTTGATAACACCACCCATGCTCATAGAGCTACCCGCTGACGTTGTACCGCCACCGTTCATAACCTGTGAGGAGGTGTCAACACTGCCTGTAGCAGCCTGTACCATGCGTTGTAGCGAGTCTGCCTGAGCAAACGTAATCTGGCTAACCTGCCCAAAGTTGAATGGATGCAGCACTTCAGCAGGGTTGCCGTTGGTCAGAAGCAGCTTGCCTGCCTTAACCTCTGGCTTAGTGCCTCTAGGCATCCGTGTAGCGTCCATAGCGAGCATTGGGTGGACAGTAAGGGCTAGAGCATCAATACGAGCGCGTAGCTCAGCATCAAGCGCTTTCTGGCTATTAAAGCCCTTCTCGCACACACCCATGCCCCAGAAACGACTTGGGACAACATCCCACGGGAAAGCCACTACAGGACGGTCTTGCATCATGTAGGGTGATGCCTCTGCCTTAAGTAACTTGCCGCCGTTAGCAATGACTACAATAGCTTCAACGTAGTAGCTGTCGTTACCTTCGTCATCAGTCTCGCTGTCAAAGTTAACCATCTCATCGTCTGCGTCAAAAGCATTCTCTAGCATATGACGAGGAACAAGTCCGTAGTATTTAGTAAGTCTGACTTTATCTTCTGGTTGTTGCCACAGCTCTTCATCAGGCTCTAAGTTCATATCAGGCGCAGCACGACCAATGTAACACTCTTTATACACACCTTCTTCTTGTAGCTGTTGTACTTGATGGGTAGGAACAAACTCATCAATAGCTACACCCACAGCACTCTCAATGTCAGTAGCTACAGGGTCGATTAGGAAGTTATGTGGCTGTACAGGACGTAGCTTAACTACAGTGCGGTCACGGATGTTAACACCCACGGCAGTCATAGCACCGTCCATTACAGGCTCTGTAGCCGGAACCATCTCTTTCTTCTTTTCAAGCACAATCTCGCCAATGCCTGTACCGTATACAGCAGCGTTGATTAGACACTCACCTACAGCCTTCCGTACCTTATTCTTAGTAAACTCTTCAGACAGTGCTTCACGCAAGAAACGAGCATCAGCAGGGTTCTGGTCTCGCATATCATCAGCAATGTCAAAGAACTTACCACGACCAAATGTAGCCTCTTCAATGTCTGCTACAGTGTTCTCTACAGCTTGGAGTAGGGCAGGGGAGACAATCTTGCTACGTTCTGACTCACGAGTCTTGTCCTCATCAGACCAGATACCACGCCATAGACGATAGTACTCATTAAACTTCTCATCATAATTTGTGTCAAAGTAGTCACGCCACTCATCAACCTTGTACATGACCCAATCTTCTAGGCTTTCATCAACAAAGTTTGTAGTATCGTCGTTATAGTCATCCATATTAATACCCTGAGTAGGAATCTAATGATTCTTCGTAGTCGTCTGTGTCGTATGCCCACGTATAGGCAACCTTAGCTAGTTGGTCAATGTATGCCAACGAGTCAATCGTGTCGTCGTGTACTAGATGGTTAGGGAACTGAAACAGCTCATCCATAAATTGTATGTTCCACTCTCCTTTGTTAAGGCTAATCAAACCATTCTCAAACCTACCCTGTAATGCCCACATAATACGATCTGTCTTCTTTCTGTTACCGTGTGTTAGCTCATCAACTCTAAAGTACTTGTTGTGTCTACGCATCAGGTCTGACAGTGGAGACATTACAGCCTGTCTACTAATACCTTTCTCAATACCTACAGCTACAGGAGAGTTATCCTGTACAGCGTCAAAGATACGTCTAGCTGTCTCGTCTAACGTCCACCTACCGATGATTATCTCTTTAACCCACCATCCCTGTTCATTAACTTTAACAACAGCTATAGAGCTATTATCTAGTCTCTTGTTGGCTTTCTTACCTACTTCCTCAAAACCTGCTAAGTCACAGGCTATGTAATAGTCACCAATCTCAGGTTCGTCTGTGTCGTACTGTATCCACTCTTCTTTAAACATCTCAGAGCCTTTAGCTTCAAAGGAAGCCATAAACTCTTGTCTAAAGGCATAGCTAGACATTGTACGCTTAGCTGTGTCTATTTCAGCAGGGTCTATTAGAGGGTTGTCATAGCTTGAATAGTGCCATGCGTTATAGTCCTCTAGCTTACCTGCCGCAGCCTCTGAATACAGCTCGTAGAAGTGATTACGACCCATAGGCGTACCAATAAACAGTGCTTCACCCTTTAAGTCAGCCAGTGCAGGACGTAGAATCAGCTCCCACACTTCTGGTTTAAAGTCAGCGTACTCGTCTAAGACCACGTAGGCTAAGCTAACACCACGCATTGTCTCAGGTCTGTCTGAACCCTTTAACGATATTACAGCACCATTAATAAGCCTCAAGGTTAGGTTATTAACGTGACTATTAGCAATAACGCCCTGTCCTAACTCTAGTAGCATATCCCAGATAACGTCTCTAGCCTGTCCCTGTGTAGGGGCTACATAGAAAACTTTACCGTTCTTAAGACTTAATGCCCTAACCAGTAGCGTTGATGCTGCAAACCTAGTCTTGCCTGTACGTCTACCTGCTGCTACTACTTTAAAGCGTGACTTGTCTTTCCAGACTTCTTCTTGCCACGGTAATAGCCTTATGTCTAACTCTTGCGATGCCATTAATATGTCCACACCACTAATGGTGCTTCTCTTGTATCAACGTGTATAAAGCCTCTAGCAACGCCAATGCCGTTAAAGCCTAACTCTATAGCGTTCTTAATAATGGCTGCACGTTCTATCCCGTTGCTAACAGCTATGTCAGCAGCAATACCCTGCGTATGTACTCCACCCTTACTCTTACGAGCTTCAGCAGGGTGTGTAACGTCTCTATAGCCGCTAGTGATGGTAAAGGGGAAACCACACACCTCTCTCAACACATCTAGCTTACTAACAAAGTCAGGATCAATCTCATTCTTGCCTGTGTGCTTACAGGCGAACTCATCAATAGAGAAATATTTAAACATCTTCTATCTCCCCATCAATAACGCTGTTTATGTCTATAGGCTTGTCTGTGTCAATACCGTTGATTGTAATGCTAACAGCGCTTCTGCCGTTACTGAGCTTGTCTTTCTCAAAGTAACTCAAAGGCATTATCCTATCAACAATCAATTTCCATGCTGCTGATTGGTTCTTATGGTCATCGTCTAACGCAGCGTTAAAGATCGACTCCATAACCTCTCTACTCTTTGGACTAGCTAGCATTCGAGCTTTGTACTCTTCAATCGCTGAAGCATCACCTTTAGGACGGCCTGTTTTGCCCCTATTCCCTTTAGTTAACGCTTGAACATCACTCTTTTTAGGTCTTCCTCTTTTACGTTTAACTGGTTTGTTGTCAATACTGTCTACGTCAGTTGCTGTATCACTCATCAAACAAACCCTCTAAAAAGCTACATTCTTTCTCAATGTAGTAATAGAGTGCTGATAACAAACCTATGCAACTGGTTAGTAATAAACAAATAATAACCATTGTTTTATCCTCTTTAGGAACAACATTAGAGTGTTATAGAGCGTTAATGAGACAAACCAGTGGAGTGGGATAGAGGATTATGACAATAGGCTCTATAGTACATCAGAACAGGGTTGTATTTATAGCATACTTTTTAGTAAAAGTCAAGTCTTTTTTACACATTATTACATCTTTCCTGTCAGTACAGTCTATATTACCATCTGTGCGGATTTATCATTATTTCAGAGTCTCCGCAGCCGCCGATACAACCTCAATTAATACAACAACTTAGTACAGGATAGCTAGTATAGTCATTATTGCTACTTTTCTTACTTATTTGACTACCTTTTTCTTAAATTGGCCTATTTTGTGTCTAGGTGGCTACCATTATAATTACAGCAGAGACAATCCAGACCCCCGTCTCAATTGACAACCCCGCTCTATATTGGTGCATTGACAGACTTGGCATGATTCTTGCATAGCAGTCAGACTTGGCATGATTGTTGCATAGGCTACAGAGACAGCATAGATAGTAAAGGCATTACTGTACTATGTAGGCAGGCTTGACAAGTGTGTGAGTCTATGTTGCTGCCTACACAGACAACCAAGGCAAACCAGACAAACCAAACATTGGCACGATGATTGCATAGGCTAACCAGTGACTAGCAAGGTCTATGCCAACTGTACAGATAGTCCTAGCAGCTCCATATAGGCTCTCTAAGCAACGTTAGACATAGGCTAAGCAAGTGGGTTGGGTAAGGTGCTAACGTGGCGTCAGCGAGAAAAACGATCAAAAGGCACAATTGAGGTGCTTATTAGAGGTTCTAATAAATAGGTAAATTAATTGTTAAATAGTGCTTGCAATAGCTAACTAACTCTATATAGTTAGAGACCTGCTTAGGCAGCACGGCGGCGCTTCCACCGCAAGGGCAAAAGTCAAAGGAGGCAGCATCTGGTGTAACGCTTTGTCGATACACGTAGGGAGTGCAGCAGCAAGTAGCCACGGCAACGCTTGCAGACGCGAACGGTAACCGCACCCCCGACACAGCGCCAGATTAGATGCTTGGTTCACACTGTGAGCCGCTAACGATACAACGGAGCTGCCGTGGCAGTGTGGAAGGGAGTTGTTAGCGGAGAGGTCACAGTAAGACACGCTGAACCGCAAAGAGTTTAAAACTACACGAACGAGATGGGGCTTCGGTCACCGGTGTAAGGGAGTGAGTTTTATAGCAGCGCTTGCGTTGCCCTCTCGCGGTTTGGTTGTGTCTACCTTCAAGGGCATTGTTTACAGTGTCTTTAAATGTAGACATCAAGGAGCTTTGATTATGTTTGATTCACGTTACCGCCAATTGCTAGACCTAGCACACTGTCACGCTGAAGCATTCGGGCCACTGCCTAGCCTGTACAAGTTAAAGGCTAAGGAAGTATCTTACCGAGAAGGCGCTAGGGTTTTAGACAGGCACCACAGTGATCGCGGGTTCTGTGGAGTCATAGCACTAGCAACAACGGCTCGCATCGCTGTCGGACGCGCTAGGGCGTTACTGGCTAAATATGGAGACCGAAAGCATCGAGAAGGAACACCACAACTTGCACACTTTACGCTGCTACTTCGGATGGGCTACACAGTAGTAGAGTATCCAGTTAAAAGTAAAACGCTAAAGACTATCCAGAAAGAGTTAGCCAACGTTGAGGGTAGTTTCTATATCTCAACGAGTAGCCACATTAGCTGTATGCATTACGGAACGATGAACGATTGGGCAAACAACAATATACAGCCTAGTAATAAGAGAGTGTTATTTGTTGTAAAAGTCACACCAACTGATAAGGTAGTGCGCTACTAAGCCACTACCACTAAGGAGTTTTAGCAATGAGCAAATTAAACGCAGTAATCCACGACATGGTTGTAGGCATCAACGCAGACCTAGCAGACAAGCCTTTACTAACTTGTGATTATAAGAGAATGCTAGACGTGCTTGCTGAGTTACGCAGCGACCCGCTAGCTATCCCGACAACCTCATGGAATGAACGCCAAATATTACTAACCCACATTATTGACGCAGGCTTAGACACTGACCCGCGCGATGGATTACTACAACGCGCACTCAAATCACTAGACAAGGAGCTATAAAAATGAACAGCGCAAAACAAGCATTCTGGAACATAAAGCAAGACAAGCCATTGACACGCAAGCAAACAAAGGCGTTGAAGCAACGCATCGAAGAGCCACGCACAGGCATTAGCGGCTACGCCAAAGGCGTTCGGCCTAGAAGCTACTACGAGCGGCTTAGGCAGCGCTTTCCTGATCAATTACTAGCAGTGCATGAGCTTGAAGAGGGGAAAGTGTATTTAATGGGCGGCAGCGCGTTTGCCCCTGATCTGCCTGACCAGTTCGCTGCTGTAGTGACTCGCCTTTACGATGACGGCAGCGCAGACATCAAGAACGTTTATGACAGGCGCATCAACCCAGTAGACGGCATTTATCTAGAGCAGACGCTAGCGCAGTGTTGTGTTGATAAAGGCACGCAATTCGTCCAAAAGCTGTAAGACATCTAATTAAATATAAGGAGCAACACCTATGAGCTTAGAAAAATATGCAACACACGGCGAGGCACTGATAGCACGTAAGCTAGTCACGGAGCTTGTTAATCGCGGTCACGCTGTTAGTATATGGAACGGCGGTGAGGAGGCTGAGATAGAAGACAGCACAGACATCGAGGCGCTACTGGCTGAGCTAGCAGCATCGGGCGAAGATGAGTTGGTTGCCGATGGTATATGGTTCTACCTAGTCTTTGGCAACGAGTCAGACGGTAGCGAGCTGATTAGCGACTGCTACGACAACGAAGAATGTAACGCAATATTTGATATAGTTAACAACTAAGGAGCTACAACCATGAAACAGACAATTAATTTTTACGACTTCCAGAAAGCATTCCAAGACCTACGACCCAACAGCTTCAGCTATCAAGGCTTGCGAGCCTTGTTCGAGTATCTAGAAGAGCTAGAAGAAAGCACAGGCGAAGAGGTAGAGTTTGACGTTATAGCGCTGTGCTGTGACTTCACAGAGTACGAAAGCGCCGAAGAGTACGCGAGAGACTATAGCGACGACTTGGAAGACAACCTAGCAGCAACTAGCGACAGTGGCTCGCTAATTGTCTACGCACACTAAGGAGCTACTAAAATGATGACCCAGAAAATATTATTAACGGTTTCCCTGATGTTCCTTTTCGTTGTCTGTGTCGAGCTACTGTCGAGTATGCCGCCAGAACCTAACCCAGAAGACCTTTACTGTGAGATGACACAGCTTTACAAAGACACAGGCGGGGAGTTTGGTTGGCCTGACTACAACAGCAAGCACATAAATTGCGAGGGTTCGATCAGTGTTAAA